TTTGGTCAGTCTACTTGGGACGATATTTTAGAGGAACGCAGAAGTAGAATTGCTGAACACCGACTTAAAGAAAAAGAACTAAAAGAAAAGAAAAATATTTCAACAGAAAAGTTGTATAAAGTATTGGAGTACGTCATGGGAATAATTGTAGTTGGTTTAGCAGTAGCAGGGGTAGCGGCGTACATACACTGGGCTAAAAAATAATGGAGTTTGGAGCAAGAGAGCTTCTTACTTTTGGTACAGTGCTAGCAGGACTAGCAGGTACATGGGCTGTAATCAAAAGCACTGTATCTCGTATACAAGAAGATTTAAAGGGAGTGTTAAAAGAGATTGCCAGCTTAAACACTAGATTAGATGCAACAGAGTCTGGGGATGCAGTTATGAAACATCAAGTAAGTGTGCTAGGTTCTATGCTGTCCCCTGATCACCAAGAAACCAAAGCTAGAGAAGTAGAAGCTTTAAACCATAGAGTTACGGCACTTAGAAGAGATACAGACACTTTGATGCACACGCACAACGGTTCACACCCACCAGTTTAGAGAGATATAATGATTTCACTTATAGGCAGTCTTTTAGGATTTGTAACTTCCACGGGACCATCAATTTTTAAACAATTTATGGACGCAAAACAAGATACAAGGGACAAAGACCATGAACTTAAAATCATGGCACAACAGTCTCAAGACAAAAGAGATGAAGCTCTAATTGTAAGTGTTGGTGAGACTAACGTGGCAATTCATAGAAGTTCTGATGAACAGACTAGGAGGGCAAGTAAATGGGTGGTAAATCTATCTGCAAGCGTAAGACCTCTTATTACATACTTTTTCTTCTTGGAATTTGTGCTACTTACATTTCTTTCAGCTTTTGGCCTGATAAGCCTAGAGTTATTCCAACTGCTGTGGTCCAGCGAAGTGATAGGACTCTTTTCTGTGATTATAAGTTTTTGGTTCGGGCAACGCTTAGTCAGCAAATGGACAAAGTAATAAGCAAGGAAGGGCTAGAGTTAATAGAAAGCTTTGAAGGATTCTCTTCTAAACCCTATAAAGACGTTGCAGGTATATGGACTATAGGGGTAGGTTCAATATACGGTATAGATGGGAAGCGTGTTAAAGCCACACATAAGCATATTACAAAAGAAGAAGCTCTACAATTAATGGAAAGAGATTTAAAAAGAACTGAGGTACGTTTAATCCAATTAGTTAAAGTACCTGTAAACCAAAACCAATTTGCGGCACTGTGTAGCTTTGTGTACAACGTGGGTTCAGGAGCTTTTCAAAGATCAACAGCTAGGATGAAACTAAATAGAGGAAACTACAAAGGGTGCGCTGACGAGTTCTTACGCTGGAAGTACGCAGGTAAACGAGCTATCCCCGGACTTCTTAGAAGAAGAAAAGCAGAAAGAGAACTGTTTTTAAGCAATGCGTAATCTTCTTATATTACTACTACTACTTGTACCCACAGGAGCAAGTGCAGAGTTAAACAGTGGTGATGTTATTGCAAGTAAGTATGTGTGTAAAACACCATACTACTTAGTACAGTATGAAAATGTAAAAACTGATAAAGAAGCAGTAGAGTTATACAATACTTCTATGGAATCGGGAGAGTGCTTGTACTCAGATATAAGGTATCTCCACATTCTAAAAAATAGAATACACAAGTATATAGGACTAGAAGGATTATCCGAAATATGGAGTACTAGACAAGGTATATTTGTAATAGTTCATGTAGAAGCAAAGCAATTTAAAGTTTAGGTTGACTTTTACTCTTAATTTTGGTATAATTAGATAACAGCTTAGTAAGGATAACTAATGACAGTCGAATCAGCAAGCTACATTTCCCAATTTAATACAGCATACCCAGCCGCTTCTGATAACATTTCAGAGGGTGATGATCACTTACGGTTAGTTAAGAGTGTTCTTAAAACTCAGTTCCCCGGTTTAGCAACAACAGCCGTAACCCAAACATCCACACAACTTAATAAACTAGGCTTTCCAGTAGGGTCTCTCATGATGTATAGTTCTAATACTATACCTACAACAGAAACAATTTCAGGTGTCAAAGATTGGTTGTTGTGTGATGGTGGTAATTATAGTACTTCTACTTACGCTGACCTTTATGCTATAATAGGAACAGTCTACGGAACCAGCGGAAGTAACTTTAAAGTACCAGATTTTAGATCGCATGTGCCAATAGGTGTAGGAGGATCTAACTCGCTAGGAACATCTCAAACAGCCGTGGCCGCTAGTGGATCTGCTGTACTAGCTCAAATCCCAACTAACTTTATTATTAAGACTTAGTGTATCTAGCAATGAGAATACAAGAGCAAGCCGCTCAAGCATCTATTATCTTAGAGAACGAGATGTTTAAAGAAGCGGTTAAAAATATTGAACTATCTTTGATAGAACAATGGAAACACGCTGACAATCAAGAAGATAGAAATCATTACTGGTACAAAGTACAAGCATTGACATCTATCCTTGACGATTTACAAGCGTGTATGGATAGTAACTTAATAGAAAATTCGTTAAAATAGGAGTTAATTATGGAAGACCAAGAGACCAATCCTGAAGTTCAGGAAGTCCCTAACAAAGAAGCCAATATGTACGATGTAATGTTCGGAAGTGCCGACACTAATCCAGAGCAAGCATCTACAGAACAACCTCAAGAAGAAGAGCCACTTATTCTGTCAGAGCAATCACAAGAAGCAGAAGAGGAAGTCTACGAAGAGGTTGAAGAAGTAGAGGTATCCGATGAAGAAGAATATGAAGAAACCCCACAAAGCTATACTGTAAAGGTAGACGGCGAAAAATTTGAGGTTACTCTTGATGAACTTACAAACGGGTATCAACGGCAGTCTGATTATACTAAGAAATCTCAGTCTGTTGCAGAAATGCGGAAAGCTTACGAAGCTAACTTACAATCTGTTCAAACAGAACGTGGGCAATACCAAGAAGTCTTAGCAAACATGGAGCAATATCAAAGTATGGAACTACAGAAGTTTCAAGAACTTGATTGGGCTACACTTAAAGCGGATGATCCAGTAGAATATATGGAGAAACGAATTGAGTTTCAAGATGCTAAAGACAAAGTTGTTCAAGTTAGGCAAGAACAGGTTAATGTTCAGCAAAAAACCCAACAAGAAGTGTATCAAAATATTCAACAAAAGGTTCACGCAGAAGCAAAATTATTATCTACTGCTTTACCAGAATACTCTGATCCAAGTTCTACTTTAAAGGATGATTTAAGGAGTTATGCTTTAAGCGAAGGATTTTCAGAACAAGATGTTAATGCTATTACTGATCACAAAGTTGTACTTATGTTACATAAGGCATTTTTGCAAGACAGGGCAAACGCATCTAAAACTTCTAAAGTAACTAAAAAGTCTTCTAACAAAGTTCTTAAAGCTGGGAATCCTGTTGGTAAGACACAAAGGGTTAATCGTGACGTTAAAGCAAGACGCGACAAGCTTAGTAAATCCGGTAGTAAACAGGATGCTGTAAATGCGTTTATGGATTTAATTTAACAAAAGGAACTAAACTATGGCACAACCTACAGGTGTGTTCGTCTCGTATTCTGGAGTCGGTCTACGTGAAGATTTGGAAAATGTTATTTACGACATTTCCCCTACTGAAACTCCATTTATGTCTATGGGTAGTCGCGAAGATGCGATTGCAGTAAACCATGAATGGCAAACTGACGCTCTTGCTGATGCAGTTCATACGAACCATCATGAAGAGGGTTCAACTCTTGTAGCCGCAGAACCTGCCGCTACTACCCGTCTTGGCAACATTTGTCAGATTGCCCTTAAAACCACATTGGTTTCTGGAACTCTTGACGCTGTTTCCAAAGCAGGACGTAAGCAAGAATTAGCTTACCAAATGACGAAACGTGCTAAAGAGTTAAAGCGTGATATGGAGAAATCACTTCTTCATAACCAAGCTAAAACTGCAATGGCCGCTGATACTACTGTGCGTAAATTAGGTGGATTGCCTAACTATGTTGCTACTAACGTAAGCGTTGGTACAAACGGTGCAGGTGCTGGTAACGGTGCGGCACGTACAGACGGTACACAACGTACTTTTACTGAAACACTGCTTAAAGCTACTATTCTAGCGGCTTACGACAGCGGTGCAGATTGTAAGTACATTATGATGGCTCCTGCTAAAAAGCAGGTATTCTCTACTTTCGTTGGTGTTGGTGGAGCTAGTGGAGTTTCTAACTATATAGATGCTGGTGATCAACGTATTATCGGTGGTATGGACATCTATGTTAGTGATTTCGGTGAACTAGCCGTTGTACCTAACCGCTTTCAACGTGCTCGTGATGTATGGATACTAGACCCTGAGTATTATGGTGTAGCTTACTTACGTCCGTTTGAGCAAAAAGAAGTAGCAAGTACTTCTGACGGAGAGCAACGTGCTATTGTTACTGAGTTTACCCTCGTTACTAAAAACGAGAAAGCTCTTGGCGCAGTGTACGACTTGTCTTAATATTAACAATAGGTGGGGGAGAGATCCCCTGCCTATACTTTTAGGAACAAGGTATGATTATACTTACATTAATTACTTACACTATGATAGGTGTAAGTATTATTGATATATTAAAAGTAACAGGATAATATGTTATGAGTAAAGATCCAATAAGTACTGAATTTAAGTATGACGAAAATGAAGATAAAGTAATCTTAAAGAACACTCAAGATATAGAGCCTCTTCTTAAACTAAATAAACAAGAATTTAATAATGATTCCATGTACGGTGGTGTGGAAACTAAAGATAAAAGTATGAGGAAAGTTGCTAGTATTCCTCTTATTATTATAGAAAAGTGGAAGCGTGAATTAGGTGTTGATGTGATGAATAAAGATCATATGCCTAAAGTTAAACAGCTTTTAAATGATCCTCAATACCGTTTTCTCAGAACACATGAAAGTGTTATTTAATGGCTCTAGCTACATACACAGAATTAAAATCAAGCATTGCAAATTACTTAAACAGAAGTGATTTAACAAGTACTATTCCTGATTTTATCAGCCTAACAGAAGGTAAACTTAACAGAGATTTACTTATTAGGTCTAATGTTGTACGTGCAGACACTACTACCACTAGTGGAACAGCTTTCTATAATCTTCCTAGTGATATAATACAGTTAAAGAACATTACATACGAAAGCGATTCTACCACAACTCGTGCATTGTCTTATATGTCCATAGAGTCTGGTAGTAGAGAGTATGGAGGATTTTCATCTGGATACCCTAGGGCATATACAAGTGTTGGAGACAGTATCAAAGTACTTCCTACCCCTGATGCCGCTTATACAATTGGTATTAATTATTATAGGAAGTTAGTAGCTTTATCTGATTCTAACTCTACAAATAATATCCTACAAGACTATCCTGATCTATATTTGTTCGGTAGTTGTTTTGAAGGTTCTTTGTTTTTAAACGACACTGAACAATCGAAAAGGTTCGGTGCGGTATACGCTAAAGTACTACAGGATGTAATGCTCTTAGAAGATCGCTCTGAGTACAGTGGAACTGTCTTAACTATGCAGGGAACATAATGCCTGACACTAACTGGGTCATAGATAACTTCTGTATTGTACAAGAATTAGGTGGTAATATAGAAACTGAAGATGGTTTACTACTAAGCTTACAAGAGTACGAGAACGTCAATTGGGTTATAGATACTGGAACTGGTAGTGGTTAAAGAAATATTTGACGTAAGCGGTACACAAACTGGATTTACATTCAATGCTGATTTATCTCCTTACGATATGCCAGCTAATATGTTTTCTTCTATCCAAAATGTACGATTCAACGATAAGCAAGCTGGAAGTATTGAGGGACACTCTGCTTCCTTGGGTACACCTACACAAACACCATATTGGACTACTAGTTGGAAGCAGTCTTCTACTGATTTATGGGTGTATGGTGGTGTAACTGCTCTATACAAGATTACGGGAACAACTCATGCGGCGGTTACTCGATCAAGTGGTGCTTATACCACACTAGCAAACACAGAGAAAAACTGGCAAGGAGATGCTCTAGGCGGCGTTCTTGTTGTAAATAATGGTATAGATATACCTCAGAGCCTTCTACAGGCGGGTTCTGTGTTTACCGACTTAGCTCATTGGCCTTCTACACTGCGTTGTCAAGTTATAGTCCCATTTAAAAACCATTTGATTGCTCTAAACCTAACAGATAATGGTGCTGTTTTACCTTACTCCATAAGGTGGAGTGATGCTATCCCAGAGGGTGCTTCTAACAATGGTTCTACTACTTGGACTACAGCAAGTACAGCTTCAGAAGCTAATCAGATTACCGTAGGTGGTACTAAGGGACATTTGTTAAATGCTATTCCCTTGGGCAATGATCTTATAGTGTACAAAGAAGATAGTATTTACTCCTTAACGTACACAGGTGGAACATTCTCTTTTAACTTACGGGAACGGTTTAAAGACATAGGATTATTTGCCAGAGATGCTGTGGTACAAATAGGCAACAACGAGCACGTTCTAGTATCCGCTAACGATGTCGTAAAGCACAATGGATCTACAATGGTAAGTGTTATTGATGATCAAGTGCGTACATATTTGTTTTCTCAGATTGATTCTACCTACGCTTATAAAACCTTCTTAGTTCATAATAAAGTTAAGAACGAAGTGTGGATATGTTATCCTAAGACAAATGCTGTTGGAGGGTATCCTGATGAAGCTCTTATCTGGAACTACCGTGACAACACATGGTCTAAGCGTGATCTGCCGGGGGTAAACTTTATAGCTAAAGGAGTTGTCAACCCTGCTTTAACAAACACTTGGGCTTCAGCAAGTACAACTTGGGCCGCTGATACTCTCAAATGGGCGCAACAGCCTTATAACCCTACTACAGACTCTCTGTTGATGTGCGGTACAAAAGATACTAGATTATACTTAGCAGATAGTGGTATTACATTTAACGGTGTAGCTATTAATTCTTTCTTAGAAAGAGTAGGGCTACACGCTGGTAATCCTAGTGGAGTTAAAAGTATAACTAAAGTATACCCTAGGTTTGAAGGTACAGGAAGAGTTAATGTAAGTGTGGGCGCAGAGCTTACTGCTAACGAAGGGGTATCATATAGCGACCCTGTAGAGTTTACAATTGGTACAGACAGTGAAGTAGACTGTAGAGTGCGAGGTAGATACATAGCAATTAAAGTTGAAAACACCACGGGTAACCGATTTAATATGTCAGGGTATTCAGTAGAGTCTGAACTAGTGTCGGATAGATAATGGCTAAAGAGTTTCTGCGATTTGCCCCAGAGTCAGCTACCTCAAATATTGATGATCTGCCTGTAATTTTAACTAATAACTTATTTGCTATTAAGGGTGTTTTAGATTCAGTTCAAGATGGACATATAGATGTGGTGTATTCTCCTCCAACTAAACCAGCACAAGGTGATATAAGATATGCAGATGGAACTACATGGAATCCGGGGGCAGGAGAAGGAATATACTTTTACAATTCCAGCGGAGCGTGGGTTAAGCTATAGCAAAGTTAATCGTTTTTATAGTACCAGAGTAGACATTGTAGATAAATGTTGGGATTTTATAGACAAGTCGGTTTCAAAAGGTAATACAGATTTAATAAATACTGAAGATGTAACCAGTAGAATTTTAGAAAACATTTCCGATCTTTGGGTGTCTCTAAAAGATGAGAAAATAGTAGGGTGTTTTGTTGTAGGAGTTATTGCTTATCCTAGAGCAGATGTAATTAATTTTGAAGCAATAAGCGGTAAGTTTAATTTTAAATATGCTTTGCCTAGAGTAGAAGAACACTATAGAAGTTTAGGCTACAAGTATAGTCAAATGATAGGAAGAAAGGGGTGGACAAGGGTAATGGAACCTTTGGGGTACACTCCAATGAATACAACAATATTTAAAAGGTTATAGACATGGGAAGTATATTTAAATCAACACCAACGGTAGTACAAGTACCTCAGTCACAGCAAAGAACTGGAACGCAAGAGGTAAAACCCTACGGTGAAATAGAACCTTATATCAAAAGTTACTTACCTTCTTTGGAGGAAGTCTTTACACAAGACCCTTCATTGTACACTGGTGCTTTAACTCCCGGTCAATCTGCTCAGACACAGAACGCTTATGAAGGATTTGGTAACTTGGCAAATACACTTGGTACAAGTGTGGCACAAGGTGGTATGGGTATGCCACAGAGCCTTCAGCAAGCTTACCAGCAACAAGTTGGTACTGCTATGCAAGACCCTCTAGCTGATCCTCTGTATCAAGCACAAATAGGCACTATTTCAGATCAGGCAAGAGCAATGACTGAAAGAGACAAACAGACTGCTCAAGAACAAGCTATTGGTGCTGGTCAATTTGGCGTAGGCTCTACTGCCCTAGGAGAACTCCAAGCACTACAGCAAAGGCAACGCGAAGAGACTACTCGTTCAGGTATGTACCAAGCGTTACAAGGAGCAGATACAAGACAGACTGCCGCACTTAACCAGTTGCCAGCATATGCACAACAGGTAGCTCAACAGTCTGCAATGCCTTACACTATACAAGAGGGTATTGGTAAAAGCTTAGAAGGTTATGAACAAGCTGGGTTGGCAGATGCGGCTAGACTAGCACAGCAAGAGCAGGAAGCTCAACGTAAGCAAGCTATTAACTACGCAAACATACTTGGTAGTCTTGGTGGTCTTGGTACAAGTACCGCTTACCAAAGCTCTGCACAAGGTACACAAGGGCAAGCGTTTCCCGGTACTAGTCCTTTTCAAACTGCAATGCAAGTTGGTGGACTACTTAAAGGAGGGTTTGGCTAATGGGTTCTATTTTTGAAGGACTAGAGAGGTCTATTTCTTATGGAAGAGAAAGTGGTACAGATAATCCTGAACTAGATAAACCATACGGGTTCGAAGGAAGTACCTACGGATCTAAGGAGCTAGAGGGGGTCTACAGGTATGATCCAAGTAAAGATCAAATGTACAAAGAGATGGAGCAGAAAAAAAGTATAAAAGATTTGTCTAAAGCTATGGGAGCTTACAAAGATTCTTCTAAAGTAAAACCTGTAAAAAATACCCAGAAGCTTGACACGAGTAATCCAAGTGGGGGTAGAAAAGGTTATAGGGAAGTAAGTAGTGAAGACTACAAAGGTAAGACAGCAGAAGAATTAAGGGAGGCTGTGATGGCTTTAGTTAAGTATAACTTAAAATCTTCGGTAATGGGAAGCGGAAAGGGTAGAACGTAATGGCTGATAGACAAATAACTCCTTGGACTATGACAGAGGGAACAAAATGGTCTAGACCTCTTGCTGATGATGTAAGAACATACTTTAACAACCGTGGTAATCCTATAAAAAGTATGTATAATTCTGGAATGAACCTATTAGGTGGCGCTGTTAATCATTTATGGAGAGGGGATGAAAGTGATCCAACTAATAAACCAATGGACACAAACCGTCCAACTAACACATTAAACGCTCTTCGCGCTGTAGCTACTAATACTCCTCTGGTAAACATGGGTAACTCCGTTGGAACACCTGCTGAACAAGCAGAGTTTATGAAACAGTATAATAGAACTGTACCTCAAAAATCTAAACCTGTTGGTCCTCCCGGAGGTCTTCTTACTGATGCTCAACTTCAAACAAAGTATAGTCCCGTAGAATCAGGTATGTTACTAGGAGAAGGAAAAGCCGCAGAAAATAAAAAGGCAGGTTTATTCGGAGAGACTGTAGATGCTTTATTTAACAACCCTGTTCTGGGTAGAATGATGGAAGCTAGTCTGTACACAAAGCCTAGTTTTCAATCTGGTTTTAGTGCGGACGTAGCAGGAGCGGCTCAAGGTGAAGTTGCTTTACGGGCAGTAGAAGCAGATGAAGCTGAAAGAATATCTAAGGAAAAGTTAGCCAGAGCCAAGAACGCTAAAGACCCTAGAGATTTAATGGCTAAAGAACCTATAATTAAAATGTACAGAAGAGTACAAGGTTCAAGAATAGCCTTAGAAAAAACAACTGCAATGCAAACATTACTTAGAGATAGTGCTTGGACTACAGGTGGTCCGGGTAAAGTATCTGACTTTTTTACTAGTTTTGCGGCTATTGTTGGCATACCTTTACGGTCATCTAACAAAGAAGAAATGATGATAGAACTAAATATTATTATAGATCAATTAGTTAAATCAGGTGCTTTTGGAAGGGACGCTTCTGCAACAGACTATAAAACTATGTTTAATTCAATAGGTACTCCCGCTTGGAATACAAATAGGGATGAACTTTCTAAAAAGTTTTCCGCATTTCAAGAGTTAACTTCTAGGAATATAAAAATAGATGAAGGTTATTTAAACACTATGGGTGTTTCTATTCCGGGTATAGAGGCAAATGCGTCTAAACGCCCACGTTTTGGTAGAAAAAGGAATCCTTCTTAATGGCTACAGAAACTATCACTTTAGAGAATGGTAAACGTTTAGTTGTTCCTTCTGGACTGTCAGATGATCAAGTACAAAATATAATATCAAAAGAGTTTCCAACTGATGCTTCCTTGTACGGTGGTTACTACGACATAGACAAAGAGTACGACACTAAAACTGGTATAGATAGCTATGATCTACGCATTAGGTTAAGTGCGGCTAGTACTCCAGATGAAGTTAAGATGGTAATGGACGAGCAGGTTGGAGAGAATAACTGGTTTGTGTCTGATGTTGGTAATAAAATTGCAGTTCTCCCAGCAGGGCTACAACGTATGGGTCAGCCAGTTGCCGAAGGTGATAATAGACCAAGAATGGTTGATGGTGATTTTTTAGAGCTACACGATTTAACTGATATTGTTCCAGAAGCTACCAGATTCTTAGCTACTACTATAGCAACCCTGCCTATGGGTGGTCCTGTTACAGGGGTACTAGGTACACTTATAGGAAGAGGTCTTATAGGTACAAGTATACGAGCAGGTCTAGGGGATATGACGGCTAATCTTGGTATAGAAGGTGTACAAGAGCTTAATGGGTACAATACTGAATCACTGAGTAAAATACTAAAAGAGGCTGGCACAGAAGCTGGTTTTGTAACACTAGGTACAGCTTTAATAGGAGCACCTTTAGCGGCTGTAGGTAAGACAGCTAATATGGCTAAAAATGCGGTTAAGGGAGCTAAAGCAGAGTTACCTGATAAGACATTCCAAGGTCCAAACGTATCAGAGCTACTAGCCGCACAGAACAGAATTAGGGCTGTAGTAGGTGACGATGATGCAATGCTTATTAGTATAAACTCTATACTGTCTCCAGAAGGAGGGGTTACAAGTAACGTACTAAGTAGACTAGAGGGTACAGCTATGGTATCCGGTGGTAGTGGGTACGCTGATACTATAATACAAAGTTTAAATAAATATAGAGCAATCATGCGCCAAGGGGCTGAAGCTGGTGATGATTTAGTGGCTCTGTCTAAAAGACTAAAAGAAGGTCTAACTACAGCAGAAAGAAACAACTTAATAAAAACTGCTAAAAGTGTTGAAGATTATCAGACATCTAAATTAGGTTTACAAGATGAAGCTAATTCGTCTATAGTAGGTTTTAAAAATTATGCTAATGCGGTTATACGAAATCAGCGTGATAAAACAAGTGCAGTTTTTAGTAATTCAAGTAAATACTTTAATGCCCCTGAATTAAAAGGGTTAGATATTGTAAGTGTTAACAAGGAACAGTTAGTACAAGTTTTAAATGGTATAACAAAAAAATTAAACGCTGATGGAATTACCATGTCTTCAGCAGATGTGTTTCAATATTTACCAGCTTCTTATAAATCAAGGATATCTTCCTTTGCAAAAATAGGGGATGAGGGGGATGATGTATTTAGAGTAGTTAAAGATAAAGTAGGGAAAGATCCAGAAACAGGTGTTGAGTTTGATATAAGAAATCCCAAAGACACCCCTAACCTTACAGCAGGTGATTTGCTAAGCATGGATAGAAGGTTAAGAAGAGAATCTTTTGCAAGTGGGTCAGACGAAGTTCAATTTAAATCTATGAATATTTCCCAAGCATTGAGAGAAGGTATAGAAGGTATTAAGGGTGTTCGTAAAGATACTGTAAATGTTTTAAATAGAGTAAATAAAAAGTATGCTGAATTTAAATCAGTGTACAAAGGACAAGGTGGAATAGAAAAAAACATCAGTCAAAGAGTAGAGAATGATGCTGAAAAGATACTTGAAAATTTAGTTAATGGAACAAATGGTAAAGACTTAGTTTCTGTTATTAATAATTTAGACAAAGCTTTTGGTAAAGGTATGCCGGGAGTATTAGAAAATACCTTACAGACTAAGAATGAAATACTTAGCTCTATAGGTTCTAATTATATTAGGGAAACATCAGTAGGGTTAAAAAATGCTATCGAAGCTGGTACAGAAGTAGGAGCAAAAGAAGCTACAAGAATTTTAGCTAGGATTAAAAACGTAGAGACAACTTTGGCTAAACAAGTAGGAGCTAAAGGCAAAGATACTTTTAATAGAATATTTAAAAATGATACCATGACAGAGTATAAAAGTATACTCAATAATGTAGCTAGTAAAAATCCTAGTAAAGCTACTTTAGGTGTGCGCCAATTAGAGGTGATAAAAAGCTATAAAGAAGGTGTCAAGTTTACAGACGATATTGCTAAAACTGTTTCTCAGCTTACAAGTAGAAAATCACTTAGTGGTGAAGAGTTAAAGAACATAGTAGCACAAATAAATGATCTTGATTCTTTGTCCGCTGGTTCAAAGACTTTTATACAGGAGATGGTTACAGCAGAAAGTTTTTCAAAGGTATTACAAGCGTCTGCTCTGAAAACACCAGTGGATAAAATGAGTGCTATGTCTGATTGGGCTGAAGGAATAGTAACAGCCTTGTCAAGTGGAGGTAGGAACAGTCAGAATAAATTTGTAAACGAACCTCTTCTTAAAGAGCTATATGGTTCTTATTGGGACGGTATGAGGGACTTGGCTTTAACACTACGGGGAACTACTAACATTAGGGGAGTAGGAGAACTTTCATCTGCCGCTCAACCATTTGCACTGTTACGGGGATTTTTAAGATTAGACCCTAATGCTATAGCTAAACCATTGTCTTTTATGTACTCTATGAATAAACTTGCACCGGGAAGTCCAGCGTGGAAAAGTATGCAAGCTAAGTTAGCCGCTGGAAGAACAGGTGAAGACGTAGCTGAAGATGCACTTAAAAAAGGTATGGCTATGACCGGGGATATTGTAGGAAAAGGGCTACGCTTTTCAGAGATGGTTCTAAACGGTAGGTACGGTATACTGGCGGCTACCGTTGGATCTTCTATTCAAGAAGTGCATTATAGTAATAGTGATTTAACCGATTTACCTAGTGTTCCCCCTGTAGGTCCAAGTAATCCTGCTCAAGTTGTATCTCAGAACGTACCAGACCAAGCTACAGCAGAGCAACAACTAGGTCAGAACATGGTTCAACAGCAAGCCCTGATGAATCAACTACAGGGTACTCAAGCGGTGTCTCCGCAACAACCTGCTAGGATTAACCCCGTTCAACAAGGTGCTCAGATTGCTCAGAATACACAGAGTGCAGTAGGAAATCCTGCTTTATCTCCAAGCATTACTGCCAACAGTATACCTAATAGCTTTGCAAACCTTATGGGAAGCATAAACATGGGGAGAGGATAATGGAAAATCCTAATTTACTACAAGGGTTATTGTCTAAGTTTAAAGACCAAGGTAAGCCAATACCGGGATTTTTAAGTCCTGCTTCAATGGGTGGTCTTATGCCAAATCCACCACCGGAGCAAATACAGAATCCTCCTGTTACAAATATACAGGAGCAAATACAGAATCCTCCTGTTACAAATATACAGGAGCAAGACACTCAAGGGTTACTACCTGAACAGTCTACAGAGATGAACTACAAGTTACCTTTAGCAGATAGAAGAACATGGGCTATGCTAGAATCTACTAACAACCCAAGAGCTAGAAATAAAGGTAGTGGAGCAACTGGTCTGTATCAGTTTTTACCTTCGACTGCCGAAGACCTCTTGGGTAAAAAAATTAATTTATTTGATGTAGACACTCAAAATACTTTACTAGACATGAGTACAAATAAAATGGGGAGGTCTCTTGCAAAGCTAGGGCGTACAGATATAGATCCCATACTTTTATATTTAGCACATCAACAAGGAGTTTCAGGAATAACTGAAATATCTCAATTTAAAGATAGGCCAATTAAAAATATGAAGAACAAAAATCGTAAGAAAGCTTTGATGAGTAACATGACAAAGAGAACTTTGCAAAGAAAAAACCCAACAATAGGAAACTTTCTAGAAGATTGGCGTACTAAGTATTTATCAGTTAGAGAAAAATTGGAGAAAGCATAATGGTACAAATAAGAAGATCACAGGTAGACTTAAACGCCACAGACGAGTTAGGTAGGCGGATATACTCAATGAACGGTACGCCTCTATCTTATGAACCAACACTTGATTTTGGTACAGAGTGGCTTGGAGGCGCTTTTAAAGAAATGGGGCAAGTCGCAGGACAAGTTTTACCTGATATTTTTGGCAGGGTAGTACCAGAACTTGCTGGAATGGCTTATGATCGCGCTGGAAATATTATAGGAGATGCTACAAACACTCTGCTCGCAGGGCAACCTTATAGCCCAAGCCCTAGAACTGCTCTTAGTATGCCCTTAGATTCTTATAATTACGATGAAGATATATCTGTACCACCAGAGTACAATAATGCTGTACCTACAGTAAGAAATTATAATAGAGAAGTTAGTGTAAGACCCTACGTACAAAACGCCTTTGATGATGTATCTAATTTTTGGAATGGTATAGTTGGAGATCCGGTGCAATCTGTAGCCCCTAGTGGAAAAGCAGAGGTTAGTGTGTCTTTACCTTCAACTGCTAATGTAGACCCTGAACAAGGTATGGTGGACGCTTTTAATAATACAGGTACACCCGGAGCCTATACAATTCAATCAGACAGGGAGGTAGGTGAAGCTTGGGGATACGGAAGTCAAGGACCAGTAGATAATCCATTTGTTCAAGAAGTAGGCCCGCATAGTCTCCCTCCGGGGATTCGATATGGAGAAGGGTTGGTAACTTCTGTACCACTAGCGGATCCGGTGGAGCCTTATAATTTTAATAATAATGTGTCTTATCCTGATAGAGTAGCTAACCCAGAAATAGGAGGACTTATGGGTGGAAATTTTGCCGATAACGCAAGGGGATTTGTTATAGGTTCTCCTGCAAATGCGGCACTTAAAGTTGCTGAAGACGAATCGCTAACAGATGGTCAACGAGCAGGAGCGGCTGTTACAAGTGGTGCTATGGGGGTAGCCAGTGCGCTAGGTGGTCCAGCGGCTGGACTAGTAGGTTTATTAGGAGGTATTTTTAACTCTCTGGGCTATCACCAAGACACTGATGAAGTCACTGGTAATATATCCTTGTCTAAAGGAGGTACTTTATCAGGAGATACTAAAGGTATATTTTACGATGGCTCCTACGAGCCGGGGGGTTCAAGTTTCTACCAAACTGGTTCTCTAAATAATTATAATTTCTTTGATGCTCTTGCTTCTACTCAACCTGATCAAGTAGCGAGTTATAAAGGTTTCGAGACTACCTCTGCTGGAGCACGTAACCTAGCTGGGTTAGATCACTACTTTGGAGGTGATTATACAGCAGACGCTGTAGCCGCTGGTGATGCCACGGGTGGTTGGGGGAACTACGATGATCCCGGTATGTCCTACGATAATTCAGGATTAGGTATGTGAGTATAGAGTATAGAGGTACAACTTTCTCAGGGTACAATAAACCTAAGAGAACTCCAAAACATTCTAAAAAATCTCACGCAGTCTTAGCCAAAGCCGGGAGCAAAATTAAACTAATACGTTTTGGTCAACAGGGAGTGAGTGGTGCAGGTTCAAATCCTAAAACGGCTAAACAAAAAGCTAGGCGTAAATCTTTTAAAGCTCGTCACGCTTCCAACATATCTAAAGGAAAAATGTCAGCGGCTTATTGGGCTAACAAAGTCAAATGGTAGTGTACCTTAATATTTAACAGGGAAAGTAATTTTAAATGAAAAATGTACCCCACTATACAAAAAATGGTAAAGTATACAAAGGCAAAACACATAAAATGTCTAATGGCTCATTACATACTGGAGCTAAACATACAAAAAAGTCTAAAATGCTAACTCACAAGAAACCCCGCTAGGTAAATGATTAACCTAACTGATAACGCAGACATACACTTATCCTCAATCATAAACGAAAACACTACCACTGACATACGCTTAGCAGTTAGCAGTGGAGGTTGCTCTGGGTTCTCTTATGATTGGCAGTTGACTAGCTCAGAGGAGGCAGGAGATCATATAATTGATCTTGATTCCGGTAAACTTCTCATAGACACTGTCTCTCTACTGTACCTAGAAGGTATGACAATAGATTACAAAAAGGATATATTCGGACAGCGGCTAATGATAGACAATCCTAATGTCAAATCTATGTGTGGATGTGGCGAAAGCTTTCAAGTATAGGAGTTAAGATGATTCAATTTTTTAAAAAAGTAATGTGTGCAATTCTTTGGCATGAACTAGAAGGTAAAAGAGGCACGTGCAGAAGGTGCGGTAAAATAATTATCCCAATACGTTAATCTTAACAAAGTAACTTACAATACCATTAGAAAAAATAGCTAGACCTACACTATTGATTACAATTAAAGCTCTGTCGTTCCAGACAATAGAAACATAGGTCCACCCAAGAATACCCAAGATATGGAAAGCCAGATTATACGGATATATATTCTGACTAGTGAGTATCATTGCCAGGATAAGTGTTACTGTTGATACCCACTTTACTTTCCATGTCAGGTCTTTAGGCTTCTCACTCACAGGTCTTCTGTCCTGTCATAGGGTCTATAAAACAAGCTTCTGCTTGCACTTCTTCTTTGACTTCATTCAAGATACCGTACCGTTTACCTTCTGCTCTAAAAGTAGTTATACCTTTGCACCCTTGTTTCCAAGCGTTGTAGTATAGCTCTTTAAATTGATCGTAGTCCACATCGTTGCCCACATTGCAAGTCTTGCTAACAGAACTGTCTATGTACTTAGAGACCAGTGCTAAAACCGATAGGTGCTCTTCTGCACTTATCTCATTAGCTGTCCTACCGCTCACACCTTGGCTATAAGCGTAGTCTTCTACTCGTTGTATCTGATGTCCATCAAACTCTTGGATAGTCCTGTCGTAGAACAGGCTAAATGGAGGTTCTATCCCAGAGCTTACGTTGTCAGCAGTCAAGCTAATAGTACCAGTAGGAGCAATAGAGGTCAGGTGGGAGTTACGTATACCATGCTCTTTGATCTGATCTTGTACCCACGGTGACAAAGTCTTAAAGAACTCCCCACTGGTATACTTGTGACTGTCGTACAGTGGGAAAGATCCTTTCTCTTGAGCTAATGTGGAGCTAGCCGCATAGGTGTAGTCTCTCAAAGTTGTTAAAACTTCAGTAGCAAACTTCATAAACTTCTTAGACGCATACGGCATGTCGCACATCTCAGCGGCATTAGCTAAGCCAGTGATACCTAGTCCCATCCTACGTTTATTAAGAGCTTCCTGCTTCTGCTCTGGTAAAGGGTATATGGTTCTGTCTACCACATTGTCCATAGCCCTGACAACATTAGATATATCCCCTGTGAACAAACCGAAGTCAAATGATTTATTATGAACATACTTAGGAAGGTTAAAACTTCCCAACAAACAAGCACCGTAAGCTGGTAGAGGTTGCTCACCACAAGGGTTAGTAGCTTCAATAGTTTCACAATAGTACAGGTTATTCATCCTGTTAATAGTGTCTAAGAACAGTACCCCCGGCTCTGCCCAATCCCAAGTGGAGCGCATAATCATATCCCACAAAGCTACGGGGTCTACCTCTTCATGCACAGTACCGTCAAATTTTAAAGGGAAGGGTTCTTTCTTTTCTAAGCACTTCATAAACTCATCTGTAATACCTACTGAAATATTAAAACCAGTTAGGGCAGTACCGTTGTTCTTAGCGGTGATAAACTGTTCTATGTCTGGGTGGTCTACTCTAAGTACACCCATCTGTGCGCCTCTCCTATGGCCACTAGAGGCTATTGTCTGGCACACTGCATCGTATATCTGCATAAAACTAACTGCGCCAGAAGCTTTAGAGTCTAACGACTTTATTCTATCACCTCTAGGTCTAAGATTACTAAAATCATATCCTATACCACCTCCACGGCGCATAGTCTCTGCCGCTTCTGTAGCTCTACCCATAATAGAATCCATACTATCTTCAATCTTACCGGAGACAAAGCAATTAAAAGCGGTAGTTTGTCGAGCCGCTCCCATTGCGTTCTGCACTCTCCCTGCTGGTAAGAATCTCATGTGTCGCAGGGTATCTTTAAAAGCTTCAAAGTGATCAGGTGTATCTTTAAGAGCACCTGCTATTCTAACTATCTTTCCGTAGAAGTCTTCCCCAGTTTGACGATATTTACCTATATCTATCTCTTGGGCTAGGGAAGTCTTCATCCCGTATTGAGTATTATCATATGTCATTTGTATAAGCATCCAATGGTCTATGGTCAAATTTACTTATGTTTTCTTTGATCTCTTCTGCTAAGAGCAAAGCAAGATCATACGGGAGCATACCTATGTTGTCAAGTATTTCATCTGAACTATAAGTATCAGATATATCCCGTAGAATTTCCTTAGATATATATTTAGAATCCATGCACATTGTTTTCTTCTCCAGTGGGTACATAGAATACTGGTCTACCGCTTTTAAATTGTAAATCAAGACCTACATCTTCCCAACAGGTGTTCTTGTGAGAGCAGTATGAGCAGTTAACACCTAACTTCTGTTTGTTTGTCTTACGCTCTGTAACTGTCTCAAAAGCTCTCTTAGGAGGCTTCTTACAGGAAGTGTCGGCTATAACTTTCTTTATTCTTTTGTTACTGTCCTCTAAATCCTTGTAAGTGTAGACAGCTAAATCACCTGCGCTTTTATCAAAAGCCAAGAACGTACCAGACTTTTTACCCAAGGCATTAGCGTAACCACTTATCTGACTACAATAGCCAAAGGGGTCATCTTGTGGAAGAGTACCTTCTTTAAATTTACGCATACCGTATGAGCTAGAGGATTTAACATCTACTAATTCACCATCTATGACAGCATCTAAGTGGCCTTTAATACCGTCTATCTCTATTTCTTTCTGTTGGTCTGTTACCACATGACCGGACTCTTTAACAAGGTACAAGATAACAGCTTCAACTATATCACCTACAATAAACTTTAACTTTGTCTCAGAGGTGAGCTTCTCTTTGTTATCATCACCGTTTATATCGTACCAAAGTGATCGTGTGCAAGGCTTACCTATGTTAGACATACGTAACTTACCTTTACCAGAGGACTTAGTACCCACCCACAATTGCTTCTTCATAGAGTCTACAATATTAGAAGCCATTGCAAATAAGTATTCTTGGTTAGGGGAAGTAGTTCCTTTGTCCAGCAGAGAGTAAATGTCCTCTACCAAAGTATCTATCTTTTTTTTAGCCATCTAAAAACTCCAGTTTAATAATATCTTTATGGGTTTTGTTCTTATTAACTACCTTGCTAAGATGAGATTGATTGTATCCGTTCTCTTTAGCAAATTGCCTAAGACTTTTGTTCTTAATTAAGTTAGTAATACCGCCTTTATAAGTGACAATAAAATCACCTTTACATCTGTAATGATTTGCACCACTTATTTTTCTTATAAAGTTAGGATCAGTATAACTCTTAACAGGTCTAAAGAATCTCTTTCCACCTACGTTTGCATTGTAATACTTATCTGTTTCTAACACACCTAATTCTACTTGTATTTTCATTTCATTGTAGTACAAGTTGCGTTTGTTATCACAGAGTAAAATTATTGTAAATGAAAAATTTTCCTTTCCTAGTTCGTCTATTTCCGGTTTGAGATACTTACTACTGCTACAGTAAGTTCTCCATTCACTAGCCTTAATTGGCTTACCTTTCTGATACTTCATAAGGTGTTTACAGCCAATGTAAGAACGGTCATTCTTTAAGTTAGTTATCCGGTAGACGAATCCAAAGTGATCTTCGGGGGAGAACTCGCCTACCAGATTAACATCCCAGTGACCGTAGTCAACTAGAACTCGCTGTCTCCCTCCCCTTGAGCAAAGTCGTCAGCATCTGGGGGTGACCAAGGCACAGCTTTAGTAATCTTAACGCTGTCTATATAGGTGGTGATGCCCTTACCAAACTTATTATCATACGCTTTCTGCGTGAGCTTCACAACACCTTCGCTTCCTGACGTTAGCATAGTCGGCCCCTTGTACTGGTTGTTCTCCTCATCGTACACCTTGGGAGGCATTGTTGTCTTGAGTGAGACATAAGGAATATTATCAAACTTATCCTCTTTTTGATTTATCTTGAGGTTAAGCTTCTTAGCATTAATTATTTGATCACCTTCAAGCAAGAGCACAGTACTCCAGCGATCAAACATATCTTTCTTGTCAAAAATCATAGCGTACTCTAACTTGCCTTCAATATAATGAAACGTCATTAATGTATTTCCTTCCAATTAGTTCCAAAATTAACATCACAGTCTAAACTACATCGTATATTGAACTGTTGATTTACTAGCCTTATACCTAGTTTAACAGATTCTGCAACAGTGTCAACTAAATTATCACTACATTCTAAAATAATTTCATCATGTACCATAGCAACAACTCCAGCATTTACAGACCTCCTTTTTAAGTCTAAAGCGGTGTTCATAAACCAGTTTTTCATAAGTACAGCAGAGCTTCCTTGTATCAAGGTGTTTAAGCTTGCGTGAGAACTACGGACCTTTAAGATCCTACCATCAATTGCTGTTAACTTACCATACTTTTCTCCTTTGCTTATTACTTTTGTTGCAAATTTCTTAAATGCTGGTATTTTAGCAAAGAAACTTGCTCTCAGTTGAGCACCGTCTTTGGCGTTACCACCAACTACCGTACCTAATTTAGCATCCCCAGCACCATAGCACAGAGCGTATATAAACGTCTTTGCTTCATCTCTGGTACTAAGACCTGCCGCTAATTGATTAGTGGTGTGTATGTCCCCTTCTAAGACCTCCTTGGTGTACTCAGGGTCATTTATATAGTGGGCTAACACGCGAAGCTCTAAGCCTTGAGCATCTGACCCTACGAGCATATTTCCAGACTGACAAGACCAAAGCTTTCTACATTCTTCTCCGTATGGTTTTCTAACAGACGGTACTTGCTGTAAATTAGGACCAGAGCAAGACATACGGTTGGTCACTGCACCTAGAGAGTGGTACTGACAACGTACCCTAGAATCTCCATTAGTAGCCTTGATCCAAGATTTAAGCATAGCCGCACGTTTATGTAGCATAAAATTACTTGATATTAATTTAGCCTGTGGTATATTTACACCATCTAGGACATCCTCGTTTACCTTTGCCTTACCGGAAGGGGTAAACTCTTTAGGCTCCCAGCCAAGGTGTATCAATTGGGAAGCTATTTGATCCCTACTGTTAATATTAAATGGTAACTCCTTGATCTTTGTCTTCATTATTATAAATCTAGAGTTAAACACTTTGTTTATTTCTGCTTTAATAACATCCTGCTTCTGCTCTATCTCAGAAAGTAAGTTTATAGCATCGTCTTCTTTAAAGTAGAAACCGTTGTTTTTTACGGTGTTTATCATCCTTTGTAGCTTAAATTCGCTATAAAGGGACTCTTTTGAGAAGTTTTGTAGCTCTTCTTGTACCTTTTGGTACACTAAGCTACAGACAATAACATCTACTTTACAGTATGCAAGCATTTCGTCGGTAAATATAGCCCAATCATCAGGTTTAGGGGACTTTGGGAAGCCTAAACGTAGCCCCCAAGTCTCCAAACTATGGCCTTTCTCCATATCAGGCTGTATTAACCTAGATGCAATTAAAGTGTCGTACTGTTTAGAGGCTGGTATAGATATATTCCACAGTTTTTTAAGCATAGGGTAGTCAAATTGTATACCATTGTGAGCTACAACCAGATCAAACCTAGAGAGATACTCACTTAGACCGCTAGGTTCTATGAATACTCTCTCACGGTTCTGATGATCTATGCAAGCTACACAGTGTATAACACTTGCATCAAACCCATCTGTTTCTATATCTATAACAACATGCGACATTAAAATTCATCTTTTGTAGTTTGTAATCTACCGTTAGTTTTATTGTACGTTAACCTACCAGCTATACCTAAATCCCCTGTGTAGCGACACTTTAACACTCTCAGGGTAGTTGTGTTAGCCTCTTCTTGGTCATCTGACTGTGTATCTCGCTCCAAGGCTATCACAGTGTCACTAACTTGACTGATACCGTGTGAACCTCTGAGGTGAGCTAGGTTGATCTCTCCACCGTCCTCGTGAGATTTATCAGAGTTACTTCGTCTGCTCAAGTGAGCAACAAGATGTATAGCACATTCAGTTTCCTGTGTCAACTGTCTTAATAAGGTCATTGTTTTATCAATAGCTTTACGTTCATCTAGGATGTCAAGACCACTGACAAGAATACTTAGGTGATCTATAAATATTACCTTGCAATCTAGGCCAACAACCATGTACCTAACGCGATTTATCAAGTCTTCGCAGTCCATTGAGCCAAAATGATCGTACAAATATACCTTACCTGTACCTAAAGTGGGGTCAAAGAAGCCTTTTATGTCCTCTTTTGAGTACTTACCGAACACTTCGTTCAAATGTAATTTATCGTTAGCTTCGATAGCTAATATTCCACGCCTTGTGCGGTCAACTGACTCCTCCAGGGCAATTATCCCAATGTTAAAATCATTGTTCTTGATGTAAAAGTGCTGTAGTTCGCGCATAAAACTGGATTTACCAACACCAGTTCCCGCCGCCCAAGTGACAATCTCACGCTGTCTGATGCCCAAGGTCTTCTGGTTTAATTCTTTCCACGGAAAGTCAATGCTGATTAAGTTTTGCTCTGACCACAGGCGGTCAAAGTTGTTAGAAGCGTTCTCAATACCACTAGGTGTATAAATAGGAGCATCTTTAAGGTGCGCCATGAACTGGTCTCCCCAGCCCTTTGTAGTGTACTCACAAGCGTCCTTTAGCTCTAGGGTCACTATCCTAGCCTTAGAGGGTGTAAACAGCTTAGCGACCTTCCTAGAGGCTTTCTGACCATGTTCATCACTGTCAAAGCATACAAATATACGCTCAAACTTCTCTAACATCTCTAAATTAGCTTTAATATCTCGTTCTGCACTTGCAACACCGGATTTAATGCTAAAAACAGGGACTAATGTCTTGTTGAGAGTCAGTGACTCAGATGTTGGGTTGATTTTATTAGCTATTTGGAAGGCGGCAAGAGCGTCAGACTCTCCTTCGGTGATAATAACTGTGTTACCTACTTCAAAATTCTTAGCTTTTAACAAGGTATGCGCTCCGAACATACCTGCTTGACTAAATTCTCCGGTGGTCTTAAATTCTTTACCAAAATTTCTAAACTTACTAGCAATCTTAGCAGTACCGTCATAATATGGAAACTCCACATTACCATTTGAGACAATAACATCATAGAAACTAGTTACTGCCTTAGAGATTTTACGGTCTTCCCACTTTGCGGTGGTCCTTATGGTAAGATCCTCAAGGCTTTTATGCACATTCATGGGTATTACATCTGCTGTTTCCAATGTACTTCTCCAAGTTAGACAGCTAAAACAATAAGTGTGATCAGTGTAGATAGACATAGCGTCACTGGATTCACACTCTGGGCAAAATTGGTGAGCACTTACTATCTGAGACTCCTGTATCTCCATTAGCCGTTACTCGTGTTAAAAGTGATGTTTAACTTAACAGGATCGTGCTCAAACATTTTATACTTAATAACATCTAGCAACTCTTCAAGAGCCTCTGCACTTACAAAGTGATCTATAGATATAGAACCTACCTTATCAGAGTGCTTTTTACCCTTCCCAAGGCAATATTCAGAAACCATTTCAATCTTTAAATCTTCCATTTCTTCTCCTTTTTAACAGAATTTTGCTCAGTAATAGTACCGACAACACCACCGCAATAAATACCAGTAGGCCAGTCGGGTTTCACTTGTGGTACTTTAGGTGCATTACTTCTACGCCTATTTTTAATACGTGATTTTTTGTTCATTACTCACCTTATGTTTGATCTTACGGGTATACACCTTCTTACCCTTCTTAGCAAGGATTATTTTATGACCTAGTGCTCTAAGCCATTTCCAGCTAGGATCACGTGGCATAACGTCCCTGCACTACACCTAAGAGAGTTTCACTTTTAGGTAAAGTTTCCCAAATTGATTTCCTAATCTTAGATTTAATAGGTCTCCCAAAGATGTACTCTACATCAGAGTAGACATCGTCAGGATGAGCACGAACGTCTGTACCTTTCCACACCTTGGGGTTGTACTTTATCGTAACCCACTTCCAGCCTTCGGTGACAACTTCTACTTGTCGCCACCCGGAACCTATTCTAGGAGCGTAATCGAATAAATTAACGTGCATGTCTACTCCTCTTTCTCTTCAAAGTCGATAAGTTTTACTTTAATTCTATCATCAGAATTTCTATCTTCCATATCAAAATGTTTCCACAATTCGTCACATTCATCTCCATAAATCCACATCCATCTATTACTCATTTTCTTTATCCTTTGGCTTATAAACATATACTATACACTCACATTTAGGACAAGTCAAGTTAGTGACCATGCTATAGGTGTCATCTTCACGATCTATATTATGGTCACCACCCCAAATCAACTCAGCATTGCAGTGCCAGCAGTTCGACATTACTTAGTGTTCTCCTTTGCTTTTCTTGTATAAATTTCCTGCTTTGGAACTTTAAATGCATAATCACAGTCAGAGTTTGCCATATTAGCCTTAACAACTCCTTTATTGTCCGTGTAAACTACTAATTTAGCAAAACCTAGATTAATTTCATTATAAATCATGTTAGTTACTCCTTTCCTAGTTCAGATGCTAACGCAGAATAACCTGCCATGTCAACATAATTATCAGAATGTTCTGGACTACTTTTAGTTCTGGCTACTTTTACCAGCACCATGAGCATGGCAACATCTAACTTGCTGACATCACTGCTTAGATAGGCAGACCATAGACGGGCAATGTTGCCAAAGTTGTCTTCTGGTTTACCGTAGGTATTTGCTCTATCGTTGGTAATACAATCTAGAGCACTTTCTAGAACCTCTTCTCTGTTTAAACTCATGGTAATTTCTTCTCTAGGTTAGACAATAGCACTAATAAAAACCCAATAATACTAATCATTCTTGTTGTTCTCCTTAATAATGTAAGAGTAATCGTCAAAGTCTTTTGGTGGTTCGTCATCGTACACCTTGGCTATGGAATCGCTACACTCCGGGCACAAGTCTATCTTTCTTGATAGCTCTAGCCTATGATCACAAATAATACATCTCATGATTATACCCTAATGTCTATTGTTGGAGGTATAGGTGGTTTACGCTCGTATGTCAAGATCCGTTTGTCCAACGGTGGTACTTTACTTTTCATATTGTAACTTCCAGTATATAGTCTCAGCATTAAACAACTGTTGAGCACTGGGGTCCGCTGGTTGACCTCCAGTGTAGTGCCAGGTGGCACCTTGGTCTTGCTCTTGCTTGATGGTGTTTAAGTAGTCGGATTGTGTTGATCCTACGAGAACGGCTAAAAAGAAAATGACAAACATATTACCTCCATTGTACAACATTGATACACTTAGTACACTTAGTACTAAGTGTAGAATACTCTATTGAAGTGTACACTTAGTACATATAGTACTAAGTGTATAGGGTACACTATTTTGTAGGACTGTCAAGTACTAATTTATATATTCTGGTAAATTAGGGTAAAACTTTAAGGAATAGTCCACAATCGCCTCTTTTATAAAGTGCAATTGGTGTCTATCGTTTACAAGTGCAAGATCCACCAAGCCTTCTAAGCAATCACTCAGCTCTTCATTGTCTGACAAAATCTCTAGTAAGATTAATGTGTTTGGTTCTAATTGTTCCATTGTGTTACCCTTTGTAGTCTTTTAAAAAATATTGTCTACGCTGTTGGTCACTTGCATTTTTGTACCAATCGGGTAAAAAATTAGTGCGACTTTCTTGGTAGTTTTTCCATTGTATGAAAGCCTCTTCGTCAAATTTATCCATTGATAGCACCCATCAAAGTAGCCCCTATAATTACCATGGCAAAAAATATACCTAAATAAATTAAATCTTTTATGTCTTTTTTTCTCATAATATCCCTTTTCTGTTAATGTCTACGAAGTGTAGCAAGTGTGCTAAGTGTAGTCAAGTTTTATTTTACACTTGACTATTGAAACTAAGTGTGGTTAAGTGTACAAATCTTAAATCAAAGGAGTTATAGTATGTTAAAAACAAAAAGTCTTAATGATGGCACGAGCGGAAAGCGTTTTTGTCTTTTCGGTGTGGTCAAAGGTTTATATCGTAGGCGTGGGGGTAAAACTAGATATGATATTACCAGTGGCTCAACCATGACAGGTTTACATTTTGGTAAACGTTCGCTATATATAGAAAAAGCAAATGGTCGCAATTTGTACAATTTCGCAGGTTAACTGGTTAGGCGGGGTGATTAATTTTACCCCGTCTTTTTAGTTGACACGGTTTTTTATTTGTGCAATATTGTTTTATCTTAAATCAATAGGGGAATAAAAATGTTAGTAAAAGAAGCACAAGAGTTAGGTAAAATCTCAAACGGTAACACAAAAATGCCAGGTACGACATTCTCAATTGATGCATTCGCGTGTCAAACGGGTTCCAAGCTTGCTAAAATAAAAGGTACAAGCTGTAATAGTTGCTACGCTAGGAAGCTTCAAAAGCTTAGACCAAGTGTAGACATGGGGTACAAGTTAAACCTTGCAAAATATAATAAGGCAGTAGTAGAAGACAAATTATTCACTTGGGTATCTGCAATGGTGTTTCAAATTGAGCGACAAGCTGAAAAGACTAAGGTTAGGTATCATCGATGGTTCGACGCTGGAGATTTACAAAGTGAACAAATGTTCAAGGCAATTTGTCTGGTTTGTGAAAGAACACCAAATATTGCACATTGGTTACCTACCCAAGAACGTAACTATGTAAATGCCTACGCAATACCTGAAAACTTATGCGTTCGTATATCAGGTTCCAAAATAAACGGTAAGGCTACGACTAGATCATATGGTGCATTGTTGCCAAATTTGTGCACAAGTACAGTCCATACAAAAGACCACGAGCCAATTGGCCAAGAGTGCAAAGCTTATACCCGTAAAAACAATTGCGGTGATTGTCGGGCTTGCTGGAATAAAGGCATTAAAAACGTATCCTATAAAAAGCATTAGATTTTATTCTCCAAACTTGGCCCAGTGTGATTAATTTTACACTGGGTATTTTTTTGTTGATTTACTTTAAAAAATAGGCTACTAATATACTAGCCAATACTGGCTTAATTTGGAGAATTAAAATTATGACTACTAAAATGTGGACTAAAAAGGAAACTCAACAAACCATTAAAGCTTTAAGAAAAGCTGGGTATTTCATCCAAAAGTTTGATGGTACTTATAAGATCACGTCCGAAGGTCCAAATAGTAAACCTTGGACAATCGATGATAAGCCGTTGTTTTCTGCCATGATGGGAATGGGAGGTTACCTGGTTAAGTATCACGATAGCTTGTTTTCTGAATAAAATCCTCAACATTCTCAAAACTAAGCCCGGTTTAATCACCGGGTTTTTTTATGCCTATATGCCATTTTAAGCACGTTACAGCGTGTTTATGTCTTTCACTCATACTGCTATATAAAAAGCATTACTTACAACCTAGCGAGAAATAGCCCTACAAGCCATTGTAAGCGTGTTACAGCGTGTTTAAGCTTATCAGGTGTACCAGTACACTATTTAAATTACATAGCTTTAAAACGTCTTAAAATAGCCTATAGTTTATTGCCTATTATTTAAGCAATCCAATAGTTTAACAGTCAATAGATGTACACCAAGCACACTCGCACACTGTACCAATATTGTAACACACTGTACCAATATAATAACACTGTTGCAAATCAATCACATAGCAACAATGTGTTGCACAATTGTCACACAACATTGTACCAATATTGTAACACTATTGCACATATATCACGCATTTGTGCAACACTGTTACAATATTGTCACACCTGGCAGCAATTGAGGAACAAAGAGAGAACAGAAACCCCCCCTGAGTGTGTATTATTATAATAGTTCTCTGCCTTCATTTTTTGGGGGTAAAATTGGGAGTTGACTTTGTTAACACATTGTGCTATACTGATAGTATCAGGGGGACTCCATGCGCTTTGAAGACTATATGAAACCTAAAGAACTAGATAAGAAGCTTACAAAGCGTGAACAGAAGTTCATACAACTTCTAGTTGATGATAAAATAGACTCTGTAACCGCCTATGAAGAAGCAGGGTACAGTGGTAAGAACAAAGGTGTTTTCAAACATAGAGCTAATCGCACACAACGATACCTCTGGAAACACATCGAAAACAGAATCAAAGAGCGTGTCAGCGAAACAGCCACCTCTGCTCTAGGGGTTCTAGAGAGCCTTCTCCAATCAGATTCAGATACAGTACGCCTTAATGCGGCTAGGGATATACTTAGCCGTGCAGGGTACGATGCTGTTCAAAAGCAGGAAACTACTATCACGGAAGTAGCAGAACTCTCTGATGAAGAGATAGACAAGCAGATCAACAAGATACTTAAAGACAATGTTGTACAATTGCACAAAGGTAAATAATGGACAAAGTGGATGTCCTAAAGCTTCTCAAAGAGAAACAGAGGCGCATAGAAGAGAACAGGATTAATCAGTACAAGCCATACGACTACCAGAAGAAGTTTCACACTGGCGGTGCTGAATGTCCACAGAGAATACTCATGGCGGCCAACAGAGTAGGTAAGACATTCTGTGGAGCCGCTGAGACTAGCTACCATATGTCAGGCATCTATCCTGAATGGTGGACGGGACACAAATTTGATCACCCTGTCAGAGTTTGGGCGGCAGGTGAGAGTAACGATACGACTAGGGATATTATACAAAGAGAACTATTTGGTAACCCACAAGATCCTTCCAAGCTGGGACAAGGGGCTATACCAAAGGATCTAATTGTATCAACTGTTCGTAAACCGGGAGTACCTAATGCTTTTAGCTCTGCCTTGGTTAAGCACGTAACAGGGGGTAACTCTAGTATAAGTTTTAAAGCCTATGAGCAGGGATTTGAGAAGTTCATGGGAGAAGCTGTAGATGTTGTCTGGCTTGACGAGGAACCTAAACAGGAAATCTTTAGTCAGTGTATAACCAGAACGGCTGACACAAGGGGTATTGTCTATATGACGTTTACCCCAGAGAAGGGTATGACACAGGTTGTAAGTGGTTTCTTAAACGAACTGAAACCGGGACAAGCCTTGATAACAGCCACGTGGGACGATGTTGATCATCTCGACGCTGACACCAAGGAACAGTTACTAGCTGTCTACAGCCCTGCTGAAAGGGATATGAGATCAAGAGGGATACCAGTATTTGGTTCTGGCTTGATCTTTCCTGTATCAGAAGAAGATATTACTTGTGATGACTTCGACATACCGAAGCATTACTTGATCTTAGCGGCAATTGACTTTGGGTATGATCACCCTACCGCTGTTAGCTGGGTGGCTTTAGATCCAGACAACGATATAATGTACGTATACGATGAGTACAGACGAAGCAAGGAAACGCCTATTACTCACGCCGCTGTTATAAACGCAAGAACAAGGGGGATACCAGTATGTTTTCCCCACGATGGTCTACAGCACGACAAAGGATCAGGGATACAACTTGCACAACAATACAGAGATTTAGGTATATACATGCTTGCAGATCATTTCTCTAATCCACCAGCAGAAGGTAAACTAAATGGTAACAACTCAGTTGAAGCAGGTCTTAGCGAGATGCTACAGCGTTTTGAAACAGGTAGGCTCCAAATCTTTAAGTCTTGTCAAGAAACTCTTGAAGAGCTTCGGTTGTATCATAGAAAAAATGGGAAAGTGGTTGCAATTAAAGATGACCTCCTAAGTGCTATGAGGTACGCCGCACTCTCTGTAGAACGATTTGGTGAGAAAGCCACAGGAAGTACAACGTACAAGAAGTACAACTTTGATGCTAAAATAGAGTATAATCATAGAGGTATTGTATAATGAAGAAAAGAAAACCACCGAAGCCAAAGTATTAATCTATGGATAAATTATCCGACGATGAAATAGTATCTATTCTTAGTGGTGAAGTAGAAGACAGTTCTTCTTTTATTGATTCTGAGATTAGTACACAACGAGAACGCTCTATGGAGTATTTCTATGGGGAACCATTTGGTAACGAAGAGGATGGACGCTCTCAAGTAGTTGTCACAGATGTACAAGACACTATCATGTGGATGATGCCTAGCTTAATGCGTATCTTTACAAGTGGTAAAGACGTAGTACGCTTCACTCCAGAAGGACCAGAAGATGTCCAGATAGCAGAACAGGCTACGAACTACGTGAACCATGTGTTCTACAAGCAGAACAATGGATTTGACATACTGTACAACTTCTTCTTTGACGCTCTCCTACAGAAGGTTGGCATAGTAAAACACTACTGGGAAGACATAACAAAGACCACCACGGAGTCCTATGAGAAGTTAACAGAACAAGAATTTAGCCTTATCTCAGAGGACAAAGAGTTAGAGATCCTAGAGCACACAGAAGATGTTACCGTCATAGAAGTACCTGACCCACAGACAGGTGAGCTAGTCCAAGTAGAAGACATTAAACACGATGTGACATTTAGCAGAACTAAAATGTCCGGTAAGGTCACAATAGATAATATACCACCGGAAGAGTTTCTCATAAACCGTGGTGCTAAGAGCTTAGAAGATTTTAGATTTGTTTGTCACCGATCTCATAAAACTAGAACTGAGCTTATTGAAATGGGCTTTGACGAAGAGTTAGTAGAAGGTTTAGCAAGCTCTGGATCAAGTGTAGACGGACTTACAACTAGCCAAGAATATATGGCCAGACACGCATACGATAGCACAAATCAAATAGATACACGATCTGTGGTACGCTCAGAGGACACTGTAGAAGTATTTGAATCCTACACTAAACTAGACTTAGAGGACACAGGTGTAGGGGTACTCTACAAAGTAATACACTCTGGCAACGAAATGCTAGAGATGGAGCCTGTAGATACTATACCCTTTAGCTCTATATGCCCAATACCGATCCCTCATAAGTTCTATGGGCTATCTGTAGCAGAGACGGTAGAAGATATACAACTTGTTCGCAGTACCCTAACAAGAAATCTATTAGACAATATGTACTTGGCAAACAACGGTAGGTTCCAAGTTGTAGAAGGTCAAGTTAACATAGACGATCTGTTAACCAACCGCCCCGGTGGAATTGTACGCACAAGATCACCTAATGCCTTACAGCCTATTCAAACACCTGCCCTACAGCAGTATAGTTTTGAAATGCTGGACTATTGGGATAAACTTAAAGCAGGTAGAACCGGAGTAAACGGAGCTACTCAGGGTTTACCAGCAGATGTTCTAAAGTCCCATGTAACACAAGGAGCAGTGCAAGGTGCTCTGAGTAACGCACAAGGAAGAGTAGAGTTAATAGCTAGAGTATTTGCTGACACAGGTGTAAAGAGTATGTTTAAAAACATATACAACCTAGTTCAGCGATACGAAGATAGTAAAAAAGTAATGCGCCTAAACAATGCTTACTACGAAGTTGATCCTTCCAGTTGGAAAGAAGACTTGGATGTGAGTGTTGAAGTTGGCCTAGGATATGGAGATCAAGATGTTCGCCTTAATAATCTTTCTAGTTTCTCTGCTTTAATTGAAAAAGTAGCTACCCAAACTGATAACATGGTTTCACCACAGAACATATATAACTTGGTGAAAGAACTTGGTGCAGAGATGGGTATCAAAAATGCAGATCAGTTTATCTCACAACCTGAACCAGTAGAACCTCCACCACCGTCACCACAAGACATACTAGCACAAGCACAGGCGCAAGCACTTACAATGGAAGCTGAAACTTCTAGAATGGAAGCTCAAGTTAAAGCAAGTGAATTAGAGATAAAAGCAGGGAAGTTAGAACTAGAAAGACTAGAGTTAGAAAACAACATCAACATAAAGAAAGAAGAGTTGAAACTTAAAGGAGTAGAACTTGGGTTTGAAATGTCTTCTGGACAAAACGTAAAGGCGTAAAATAATGGCACGACAAAATATGTACTATAGAATAAACTCCAGTGTAAACTTATCAGCTACAACAAGCTCTGGGGCTACCAGAACAGTGGTAACTCCTGCTAACGTGGGACTTGCCCGTATATCTTCATCAGGACTAGCTTACGTTGTACTAAACAGTGCCGCTCCAACAGCGACAGTGGCCGCTGGTTTAGCAGTAAACGTAGGGGAACCTGTTACAGTTGTAATAGAACCCGGACATAAAGTAGCGGCTATAACAGCATCTGGAACAGCCACGGTAAATGTAACTTGGTTAGAAGGCTAAACTAGCATGGCAACAAACAAAAAGATAACGGAGTTACCAGAACTATCAGAAGTTAACTTAGCGGCTGATGATGTCTTAGCGATTGTTGATATAAGTGCAGGTACTACGCACAAGATACGTAAGGACACACTTGCATCAGCTTTGTCAGGTGTATCTAGTATTACAGCTACTAGTCCTGTTGCCAGAGACAATGCCATAGGTTCAGTTACACTTAGTCTAGGTACTGTTCCAGTTGCTAAAGGGGGTACAGGAGCTACATCTGCCAGTGCCGCTAGGTCAGCTTTAGGTCTAGGAACAATAGCTACACAGGCATCTAGCAGTGTAAGTATATCAGGAGGTTCTATAGCAGGTCTATCTGCTTTAGCCACAAGTAACGCTAAGATAACAGGACTTGCTGTAGGTACTGCTTTAACAGACAGTGTAACACTTGGACAAGCTCAGAACGCTTCTATGAACTTTGCTCAAGACACAGGGGGTACAAACGCTTACGTAATAGCTCCTAGTCCAGCTATAACCAGTTATGTTGCTGGACAGGTGTTTTACTTTGACGCAGACAATAATAACACAGGGGCTACTACTTTAAACGTTAGTGGATTAGGAGTTAAAGCTGTACAGAATAGTGGATCAGCTTTATCAGCAAATCAAATATTAGCCGCTGGGCTTACTGGTGTTATCTACGATGGTACTCAGTTTCAACTTTTAACCGCAAGTGTAGATACATCTTCATTTGTTACTGCTGTAGATGCGGCATCAACCGCAACAGCTTTAGCCATAGCATTAGGATAGGAGTAAATTAATGGCAAATACTTTCCACATGGTTTCAGCAGATGTCACGACAAGTGACCCTACTGTCCTTACTGCTGGGAGTGGTGAAACTCTTGTGGTGGTGGGTTTTCAGGTTGCTAATGTTCACGCAACCACGGCCTCTTGGTTAACTGCAACTGTATACCAATCAGGAGGAAGCACGAACTCAGTCTTAGCTAAAGAAATAAACATACCAGTAAACGATGCTTTTAGCCCTATGCAAGGCAAGATGGTTTTAGAAACTGGAGACTATATTAAATTAGACGCTCAAGCTAATTCAAGCCTTGAAGCTACAATTTCTTACCTAAAGGTAACTTAATATGAGTGGGTACATATCAGGTATTTCCCCTAGTCTACGTGATCTAGTTGTACCAGTAGTAGATATATTTGCAGATGGTACAGATTTTAACGATGGTTCCTCTACGTATATAGACTTGAGTGCTACCCCCGGTAGTGAAAATAGTGTGACAATTGCTTTTGACGGTGTGTATCAAAATCACGATACGTTTTCTATAAGTGGTGTTAGAGTAACATTCGATGCCGCTATACCCACAGGCACTTCTAAGATAGAAGCTAGGTACGCACAAGAAAATCGTAACTACACAACAATAGCCGATAATGCAGTCACAAACGCTAAGATGGCAGATGATGCAATCGGTGTTGCAGAGCTTTCAGCTTCTGGGACAGCCAGTAGTAGTACGTTTCTTCGGGGTGATAATGCTTGGGCTAGTGCTGGTGCAAACATAAAAGAAATGTTAGCAATGGTATGTGATGGACGAGCAAGAACAGTAGGGAGTGGGACTTACACACCTGGCAATGTTACTGGTGCTCAAACACCTAATCTTACTTATGCAGATTTAAATGGAAGTTCTATTGCTTATACTCCACCCTCAGGAACAACTTCTGTTATTTATGATTTAAATTTAATGGTCCGTAGAATAGATTCAAACTGTGAAATTCTGTGTAAATTTTTTATAGATAGTGATGAAGTTACTGATGCTAGAAGATGTTTAGGTGGATACGTCTATCTGAGTGGCCCTGACACTCTTCGTTGGGTAGTAAGAATTGGTGATGGGACAGATACTGGATCTGGCAGAGTAGCAAGTTGGGGGTCAGCTAAAACTTTGAAGTGGCAAATTAGAAATGCTGTTGCTACTTCTGAAGGAAAGGCTCACGCAGTACGAAACTGGGATGGCGGTGGAGAATCTGAGCAACTATCAATTCCAATTTTAACTATTACAGCATTGGGCTAGGAGTTTTTAATGGCTAATTATAATTTTGACAAAATACCAGAGTATCCTACAGATTTTTTCGAAGCATTTTATGAAGAAAAGAAGGGCGACGACACAAAGATGAAAGCTTGGGTAACCGCTTGCGACAAAGTTAAAATAGACTTTCCGAAGGGGGATTAAATGAGTAATTTTTTAACTGGCCTAGCCCAACTGAACCCTCAAGTTAAAAGACATAATGGTGGAACTACTACGCTCACTTTGGACCAGAATGGAACTACAAATGCTACGATGCTCTACGTAAATGGTGTAGCGCAAACACCGGGTATAGATTTCAACGTCAGTGGTGCAACTTTAACAACTACTAGCACTCTACCTTCTGGTACAAATATCTGCACAACTATCCAGTATTTTTCTACAGGCATAGTCAACACTGTTGCTGACAACGCTATTGGCCTGGGGCAGATGGCTTCAGGCGTAGATGGAAATGTCATTAGTTATGATGCCAGCGGGAATCCTGTGGCTGTAGCTACGGGCAGTGACGGGCAAGTGTTAACTTCTACTGGTGCTGGAAGTCCACCTGCATTTGAAGCTATACCACCTGCCGCTGGTGTAACTTTAGGAACAGCAGTTGCTACGACTTCTGGAACAACTTTTGATTTTACAGGCATCCCTTCTGGTACAAAGAGAGTTAGTATAAGTTTAGCAGGATGTAGTTTTAATGCCGCAGTATGGGCTTTAGTTCAGATTGGAGATTCTGGAGGTATTGAGACATCAAGTTATGAAACTCTTTCCAGTTACGTGAGTGCTTCTGTTGTTGGTACAAAATTTACAAATGGATGGAATTGGGCAAAATTCGGTGATGCTTCATACATCTTCTCAGGGACTATTACACTCACCTTAGTTGATCCAGCTACTTATACGTGGAGTGGAGGTGGTGTAACATATTTTGGTGGAGGAACAACACCCAATATCATTGTAGGATACAAAGCATTGTCTGCTGAGTTAGATCGTATACGGGTAACAACAAATAGTGGTAGTAGTGCTTGGGATGCTGGCAAACTAAATATTACGTATGAATAGGGGTATATAATGAGCATTAGGCAAATAAATGTAATCACAGGTGTTGAAACTGTTGGAGAGTATACAGCATCTGAAATTGCAGAGCATATAGAATATGCAACTGGAAATGTATCTAGAGCTTGGGAACACCTCCGATTTCAACGCGATCAAGAGCTAGCAAAATCAGATTGGATGTCTCTAGGAGACAGCCCAGCAATATCAGATGCATGGACAGAGTATAGAACAGCTCTTCGGAACTTACCCGGAACACTAAATGATGTAACTGTTTTAGGAACAATAACTTGGCCGGAGGTACCTAGCTAATGACTGCAACTAAAATAACGCCGGGTTTAATTACTAGCATAGCTGGTGTGGCTGGAGGTGGTAAGGTTGTTCAAGTGGTAAATACCCAAACAGGTGCAGTTGCTACAATAACTACAGTACTGCCGTATGACGATACCATACCTCAAATAACAGAGGGTGGTGAAGTTATGACACTAGCTGTTACCCCTGCTAGCGCAACTAATAAACTATTAATTCAAGCGACTGTTTTTTTTACTTTTAGTGCTGGTGGCGGTTACCAAATGTCTGCCGCTATATTCCAAGATAGTACTGCTGGAGCGTTAGCAGTAAATTCTATTGTTGGAGACTATAGTACACATGGTAAGTGCATTACATTTTCTCATTATATGACAGCAGGTACAACAAGTGCTACTACATTTAAAGTAAGAGTTGGGCCGCCTAGTTCAGGTACACTTACTTTTAATGGCTCTGGCGGAGCAAGAAAGTTTGGTGGTGTAAATGCTTCATCAATTACAATTACGGAGATTTCAGCATGAGCTTAACAAAAATAAACGCAGACGTAATGGACATGAGTGACGCTTATACTTTTACTGGGGCTGTTAGTGGTGCTGGTAAGGTTCTTCAAGTTGTTTATGAAACAAGTTTTGCATATGTAACGTCAACTACTGTTGCACCTTTCGATGATACTATAATGCAAATCACCGAAGGAGTGGAAATTATCACAAAGGCTATTACTCCAGCTCATGCTTCAAATTTACTGAAGATTGATTTTCACAGCACAATTGGTGGCACACAGAACTATAAAACATTTGGAATATTTCAAGATAGCACGGCAGGTGCACTTGCTAGTAGTTATCTATATGGGAATTACTCAAACGATATTTCTTTATCTACTGTCATTGTTGCTGGAACAACCAGTGCAACAACTATTCGTTGTCGTGTAGGCAACTCAAGTGGCTATATTTCTGCTAACGGATATTCAAATGCTTCAAAAAGAGGTGGAGATATTCCACATACAACTTTAATCATTACTGAAATTTCAGCATAGGAAAATATAATGGCAACACAATTAGATAACATAGGCGCAATCATAGGTTGGAAGCACAACAATCAAGAAGGTATGTCCACTGTTGATGGAATTATAACTGAGTTCCCTGATGGCATTCCTTCAGACGCAGACATTGCTACTTGGAAAACTGAGTACGATGCAATGATCGTAGCTACTGCTTACGTAGAAAAAAGAGTTGAGGCTTATCCTACAATAGGAGATCAGTTGGATGCATTATGGAAAGGTGGAGATGACGAGACTGCAATGAAAGTTATTGTGGACAAAGTTAAGACAGACTTTCCCAAGCCCTAATGGTACTGGATGTTCTTACAGGTCTAGCACTAATTAACAGTGCCGTAAAGATAGTATCTAAATCTATCCGTACTGCAAAAGATATTTCTGAATTAGCAGGTCAGATAGATAACATTCAATTAGGTAAAAAACAGTTAGATGAATCTGCACATCCCATCATAGGCCGCTGGGACAAATTACTACACAAGACCCTAGGTAAAACTGGCGATAGGTTTTCACTAGGTCAGATAGCCAAAGAAACTATTTCTCAGAAATTAGCGTTTGAACAAGAAATCAAGTGCAAGGCTATGATTAACTCTAGGTTTGGTCAGT